GAGTCTTCCAACGCGCGCAGTCGCCGCGGCGATGCCGGGATCGCCCTACAAGTACGGCGAGCCGATCGCCGCGATCCAGGGGATGTTCGACGGTTTCTGGCATGGCGTCGATGTGGCGAAAGAGACTGCGATGACCGGCGAGCGCGTCTCGCAGGTCGAAGGCGGGACGATCAGCCCCTTCTCGGCCGGCGAGCCAGCCATCACCGGAGCGAAGCTCGGCATTACGAATCCTGCAATCTCAGACGGCATCGATTATCTTGGCTCGCTCTGGCGTCTGCCGGGTCGCGGTATCGGCGCGGTCCATCAATTCACCCACGCGATCTCGACCTCGATGGCGCAACATATGATCGCGTTCCGCGAGGCCATCAATACCGCGAATGAACAGGGCTTGAGCGGGATCGAGGGTTACAGACAAGCCTTCTCGACCTACGGCGATACGGTCGCGAACATGCCGGCCGCGATGCGTCTGAATGCAGCGAAGGAAGCCGACGAGATGACCTTTGTAAACGAACTGGAGCGCGGGCCGATCGGCGATGCATTGAACACTCCCGGCAGCCCCGGTCAGCTCGGGCAGCAAGCGTTTCAGCTTCCGGTCCTGAAACAGCTAATGCCGTTCTTCAAGATCGCCTACAACGTCAAGAAGTGGGGCGCCGGCATGACACCGGGAATCAACCTCGCATCCCAATTCCCCGAGCTGGCGGCGGGAACGGCCGCGCAGCGGAGCACGGCAGCATCGAAAGTCATCCTGAGTTCCTTCATGGGAGCGGCGATCGCGCACGAATACCATCAGGGCAACATCGTGCTCAATAAGTATGGCGAGCCGCAGTTCAAGATCGGCAATCATCTGATCTCGGTCCCTGCCGGTCTCGATGTTCCCATCGGGACAATCGGGAACTACCTGCACGAGCGCGACCAGATGGACGATCCGACCGCGATCAACAAAGTCGGCGCCTACGTCAGCGCATTCGGTAAGTCGCTCGCGAATGATTCCTTGGTCGAAACGATGGTGAACCTGAAGCGCTACGCAACCGATGTGGCGAGCGGTGACATGGCTGCGCTCTCCAAGCTCGCAGCGCAGCAGGTCGGCGGTGTGATACCAGCCGAATCCCTCCTGCGTGGTGTCGCGGCCGGGACCGATAGCAGTCAGCGCAACCCACAGAGCTTCATGGATGAGATGAAAACAAACATCCCCGGTCTGCGCGAGCAGGTGCCGAAGAGCACCGACGTGTTCAATAAACCGATTCCCGGCGATCCGTTGCTGCTCGGCCTTCCCAATCGCCTGATCTTTCCGGTCAATGTGACGAAGGACGAGGACGATCCGGTCAAGAATGAAATCACCCGGACCAACGCCAGCATCGCCAGACCACCAGACGTGATCTATGGTCGAGGCCCGCACTTCGGCGGTGAGAGCAGTCCCGATATTGGCGTACCTCTCGACGGTGGCGCTCACGAGGGGCCGCAACATGACCAGTGGAAAGCCTACCGGGCGGACGGTCTTTACGACGACCTGAAGGATTACATCGACGGTGCGAAGCGGGATTCTGATGCCTTACGCAAGGTGAATATCGAGAAGATTGCCGCCGATCACTTCCGCGACGCGAACGCGCGGCTGGTGACCGAGAACCCCGAGGTAGGCAGACTCTACGATAAGCGGATGGACCGAAAGGCGGATATCATGACGCCATTGGACGCGAACCCTGAAGCAGCCAGCGGTGGAGCGCCGAACCTGCAATGAAAGCCAAAATGATAGCGCCACTCGCCGAACTAAAGATGCGCGTCAAGGGCGATGTGGCCAGTTCGTTTATGCGCTCCACTGCTCTGATCTGCGGCATTATGGGGCCATTCGCGTCAGGGAAATCAACAGCCTGTGTCGGCAAGATCGCGAATAACTTTACCCAGCAACCCGCGGGGCCGGACGGGATCGTTCGCCGACGCACCGCGGTCATCCGTAATACCCAACCCGAGCTCAAGACGACCACGATCAAAACGTGGCAGCAATGGTTCCCGCCAACGTTCGGTCATTGGGTTGATAGCGGCCCTCCTCGTCACCATATTCGTGCGCGCAATGTCGACTGGGAAATCTGGTTTCTAGGGCTCGATCGGCCCGAAGATGTCCGCAAACTTCTCTCGATGGACCTGTCCGATGCGTGGATAAATGAAGCCCGAGAAATGCCGAAGCAGATTTTAGATGGGTTGACTGGGCGTGTCGGCAGATATCCGCAAACGATACGCGACGAGAAAACACGCGACGTGATTCATACCTGCGCCGCGCCACAAATCATCATGGACACCAACCCGCCCGACACCGACCATTGGTGGGCTAAGATGGCCGATTTCCCCGATCTGGACATCGCGGAAGCTAATCGGAGGATCGAGGAGTCATTGCGAGAACGAGGGGCTCTGGGGCCCAAGCAAAAGATGTTTCGATTCTTCAAACAGCCATCCGGTCGCAGCGCGATGGCGGAGAATCTCGAAAACCTACCTGCTGGCTACTATGAGCGATTGATGGCCGGGAAGTCTCCCGACTGGATCGCAATCTACGTCGACGGCGAATATGGATTCACCCAGGAAGGGAAGCCCATCTACCCCGAGTATCTCGATTCAACGCATTGCCAGCCGTTCGAGCTGATGCAGTCGCAGCCGGTCTATATCGGGATCGACTTCGGGCTGACGCCCGCAGCGGTATTCGGTCAGCGCACGCCTATGGGCTCGTGGCGTATCCATTCCGAGCTGGTCACCGAGGACATGGGAGCGATGGCGTTCGGAAGGCTCCTCAGCCGGACCATGCAGGAGCGCTATGCGGGAATGCGCTTCGCGGCGATCACCGGAGACCCTGCCGGCGATGCGCGCTCTCAGGTCGACGAGACGACACCGTTTCAAGCCTTGCGCGCGACAGGAATCGAGGCGCGGCCGGCGCATACCAATGACTTTTCCAAGCGTCGCGAAGCTTTCGCAGGCTGTCTCACGCGCATGATCGATGGGAAACCAGGCATGCTCATCCATCCGAACTGTGGGCGTCTCAGAAAGGCTCTCGCGGGCGGGTATCGACGCAGGAGACTCCAGACCGGGATCGGGACCGAGATTTACTCGGATGAGCCGGTGAAGGACATGCACAGCCATGTGGCCGAGGCCGGTCAGTACCTTTTGCTCGGGGCAGGCGAGGCGCGCGAGATATTCAAGGCTCATCCTGACATGGCGAAGGATCGACCGAAGTTCGCAGCCACGAATTTTATGCCGGAGAATTGGTAGCGATGCTGTCACCGGGACCGACGACGATCACATATATCGCTGATGGAGTATCCACCAGCTTCACTTGGCCTTATTACGTCATCGATCCGCTGGGGAAGGTGAATCCTACCGGCGATCTGGTCGTCACCGGCTACAATCCGCAGACCGCGGCGATCCCGACATCGTACAAGCTCAACCAGGATTATTCGTTTCTCGGGACACCAGACTCGAAGCTCAATGTCTACGCAGCGGGCGGGACGGTGGTGTTCGGATCCGCTCCCCAACCGCCGCTGATCATCCGCATCTCGCGATATACTCAACTCTCGCAGCCATCGGTGTGGCAGCCGAATGACCCTCTGCCGGCGGGAACGCTCGAGGAAGCCCTCGACCGTCTAATGGTGGCGATGCAGGATCGCATCGAAGCTATTGGCTGCGTCGGGATCGCGGATGGGCCGCCCGTCAATGATGGGCGTACCTATCCAGACAAATGCTGGCTTAAAAACGCCAATATGAATCCGGGTGACTCGATGGGATGGATGTATCTAGCGGCTACTGGCCAGTGGTATTTGATGCCGTCAATCAGCAATTAGGAGAACGATAAATGCCCGCTTGGCTCCGTCAACTTCAACAATCAAAGCTAGTGCAGCTATTAATCGTGCCCGCGCTCCTCACAGCGGTCCCGACCATCATCCAATGCGCCGGCAATGATTTCGCGAATCTATCTCTCGGTTGCTTCAAACTCGGCGGTGGCGTCGCGTTGACTTACATGGTGGCACTGCTGCAACACTCACCGGGGAGCGCCAGCTTCAATC